CTCGGGGGTTTCTCCTGCATCTTCTGTTTCTGCCTCTTGTGGCGCTTCAACTACTGTTTCAGCTTCTGCTTTAATTTTTGCTACTTCTGCTCTTAGAGCTGATCTTTCAGCTTCTAATTGTGCATTTCTTTGTTGCTCGTTGTGTTTCATAAATTGAACCATACGATCAAATTCAGTGCTGTTGTTTACACGTGGTTCAATAGACGTGAAACTTGGTTCATCGCTATTTTGTACTGATTGATCGATATCTGGTATATTTACAAATACACTTGCTGATTTTTCAGCTTTGATTTGCACATACGTTGTTGCGGGTGCTGTATATTGAATTTCTGTTTTTCCGTTTGATGTTCCCACCAATACGGCGTCAGACATTTTATTGTCGTTTGCTACCCAAACTTCAATGTTGCTGTTTGCTGTTATTTCAAACTTTACATGTCTTGGTTTGCTTGATGCAAATTCAATTACGTCGCCCGCTTTTGCTTGTGACCATTTGCTTATATTGCCGTGTTTAATTCTATTCATTTTATTTTCCTTTTTAAATTGTCAGCAGGGGAGGGGAGGACTCCCCTGCTTTTTATCACTTAACGATACGCGAGGAATCGACTTGCGAAGTGATTGTGTCGTAATCAGATGTTGCATCAGTTTCTTGTAGTCCTGCTCCGAATACGGTGTTTCCTACAATCGACATATCTGTAAGACATGTGATTTCAAAACTGTCTGATACTTGATCGGCAAATACTTTTTTGTGCAAACCTGAACATAAATAAAAGTCTTCATTTAGCGTTGGGTTTGTTGACTCTGCCGTCTATATTTTTGCACGGTCTTCGTCAAATGCGTCATTTGCAGGGCGGTAATATTTACCACCTACGTTTACCGCATCTCTTTGCCATTGATGATTTAATGGTGCGTAACCAAATGTTCCATCTGGTGTTGCGTGGTTTACGTCAGCGTGGTCATTTTGGACTCGACTGACTTTTTCAGGGCTTAAAAAATCGCTCAAATAATTGGGTAACGTATCAGGGTCTGTTGTGTATAAGAAATAATCTTTCTTACGTTCCCAGAGTTGTTCTGGAACAATTTCGGCAGTTATCATTATAACGCCGCCAGTATTCATAGCTGGTGTTCTAATTGACATGTCAATTGTTGCCATACCGTTTGTTGCTGACTTATCCAAGTTTGCACCATCTGTTGCATAACGTTGGTTAAATCCTATCATTGCACGTTGACGACCAAGTAATATTGGTTGCTTTAATGCTTCTTCTGGAACTCTTATTCCAGACATAAGCAAATCAATCACATGTTCGTCGTCAATTCCATCGTACTTTGCTCTTAATTTAGCAAATGCCGCTGTTTGACGTGCTTGTTCAATGTCAGCTAATGACATTGTAGCGTTTCCGCCTGTAGTTAATTCTGCATATATATCTTCAAATAAATACATATCGCCTTGGTCAATAACTGTTGACCCAACTGATGCAGGTGTTTGTAGATTTTGTTGATTAAGTGCATCATCATTTGTTGCATATCCACCTGTATTAGAATTTTCCCTATAGGCAGTTGATTTAATAGGTGCTTGAAATGTCAATCCTGCAAGTGTTACTTGGCCATCTATTAAATTCTGATCGTAATCAGGAACAATATTTTGCATTCCATTATTAATCCAAAACGCATCTGCTAAAGTATGATCATATGCGTTTCTCAATGGTAACGACTTTGAACGTGCTTTACGTCTATGATTAACTATTGCATTATATGCTTCTACAACAGTTGAATTTAGATCTGTTGCTTCCGTATGTATTCCCATTGTTTGAAAAAATGTTAATTGCCCATGACCTCCATGATGATTAGAAGTATCTACTTCTGAAGCATCATTATGACTCCAACCAGAATGACCGGCTGTAGTGTGGTAATAGCGATTACTTTCAAAAAATGGTACTACGCTTCCTGCCGCACCATTTTCTTTTTTGTATGAGCGGTTTAATTCGTCCATTGAACCATTAAAACGATCAAATGCAAGCATTGGGACGAAGTGAGCGTAAAGTGTTACGCCCACACCGTTCATTAACATTTCTGATGTTTCCATCATTTCAACGTTAACGCGGATTTTACCGCTTTGCACGCCATCTTCACGGTGAAGCCATTCGTATTTCAACGGCAGGATTTTACCTGCGTCGCCTGAAGTCAATACTCGACCTTTTACAGATCGGCGCGATTTCTGGACAGCAATAGGGCTGTTTGGTATTAGTTCAGTCATTCTCATTTGCGTTTTCTCCTTGCAATGATTTTGGTTATAATTTTTCGTATTTTTTTACACTTGGCGCACATTATGGAAATAATTCTTCCATAATTTTTTGCTGTTGTAATATTGGTGTAACTAATATTTTTTCGTTACGGTTAAATCCGATTGATTTTTCAAATGATTGTAATTTTGCATCTAATAAACCGCCAAATGAATTTGACTTTTGTTTAATAACTTTCTTAATCTGATTAATTACTTCTTCGGCAATTTTATCATTTTTAATCCTGATCGGATCTTTCTTATTATTAATTCTAGCTTGGTTTATATTTTGTATTGTTGCCAATACAGTTTCATAATCACCACCATGTTGTGCAATATATTGAGTTGCCACCATAGCGGCAGAACTCATTGCTTCATT